ATTATAAATCTTCTATTTTATTTTGAACATCATCTATGCCTGACAAGATTTCTTGTATCTTATCTAAATCTTTATCACTATTGCCAACTAATGACATAACAACTTGGTAAGCATTATCTAATATTCTTATTGCATCTTTTATTGTTTCATCCATTTTAGAATAATTTTATGTACACTCCTGGGTTTTCTTTGTCCACACTATATAGTGGGAAAGCCCGTGGGTTGTTCTGATCAATTAATTGACCATCAATACTCATGGGTACAGGGAATACGTGTTTTACATTGTCATCTTCTATAAAGTCATGTGCAGTCATTAAATCTTGTAAGATTTCTACACTATTACTAAAGTCAAATAACCTTTTACTATTTCTTACCTGATGGTATCCTATAATTATAGGTTCGTCAGCAGGTTTCATCTTCATAAACTCTTCTCGTAAAGCCTCAAATTGATTAGGTTTAGTTGGGTCTACATATCCTTTAACTTCTTTCTTGCGAGAGTTAAATTTCTGTATGCCAATTGATCTAATAAATTTGTTAACGGTGGGGGAACTAAAGATCCCTCTAGCCGTCTTTACTTTAGAGTTTTTAAGACTTGGTATATTACCTGGTATAAAAATCATAATTTAATTTTAATATAACCCCGGAACTAACCGGGGCTATTGTTACTGCATGTACTCTTGTGTACAATAATCAAACTTACTTGTTGATGGATTGTAAGCAACACATTGTTTGTTTCTACGGAACGTATTAAAAGCGTTGCTTTCGTCATTACCGTATCCTTCAAACTGTGTACCTCCAACTCCAATCCAGAAAGCTTTCTTGTCGTATATATGACAACCATCAAAACCGTCTGTAAGAATAACAGAATTATTACCTTCTTCTTGTATACTTTCCATTACTAAATTAAAATTAGTACCACCTGACTTAGAAAATCCAAGTATAGTAAGATCGTTTATATTTTCTATCTTGTACAATTGCGTGTCAAAGAAATATAAATTTTCTATTAGTCCCATTTTATTTAGTGTAGAAGCAATACCTTTTGCAAGGTTTATCATTCTGATTCTTTTATTCTCAAAAGTTTCTTCAGAAGACATAGATCCTGAACAGTCAACATATAAATCGAATTTACCTTTGTAAACTCTACTATTGTTACCCATATTAAGTATCTCTGCATTCTTAAAGATAGGATTAAGAAATTCCAATCCAAACAAATCTTCGCACTCTTCACACTCAAAGATATTTTCTTCTACTACAGTGTGCTTTGTGGAGAAATAGTTTTGTGACTCATTAAGTATCTTATCTAGAACAGATCTAATACTGTTCTTATTAAAATTAAGATCCTTAATGATTTTTCTAAGCTTGTCAACCTCATCTAAGAATTCAGGATCACCGTTAGACAACGTTTTTAAGTCATCTTTACTTAACTGTGATTCCAACTCCTTAATTTTCTTGTCAGCTTCATTCTTAGCGTCTTCTATTTCTTTAGCATTATTGTCAAATACTTTGTCTATCATTTTTTCAAGGTCGTCATCTCTTCTAACACTGCTGGAAGAATTACCTTTTCCTGCACCATTAGATTCAGCGTCAGATTGTCCGCTAGCATCACTATCGTCTTCTCCTTCCTGTCCATCTCCTTCGCCCTCTTGCTCTTGACTTTGTTCGTCTTGACCACTTTCTAATCCATCACCTGGCTTACCTTGTTCTTCTTGTTCTTTTCTAACTTCATCGTCAATCTTCTGCAGAACTAAAGCCAACTCTCTGGTAAGTATATTAGTAAATAGTGGTGAATCCACTGTTACTACCTTGGTCAGGTAATCATAAACCTTATCTAAAACTTTGTGTCTAATTGCATTAGAACCATCATTAGGCCTTCTTTTAACTTCTCCGTTTACATAAATACTGTAAACATCGTTAATTAACTCTTGGCTTAATGTGCAAGGCTGATTAGTCTTGTCTTCTACATACTGTTTAACTCTATTTAACCTCATAGACTCGTATGCAGTAACACCTGGCATAACCACGTGCTTGTCTTTTCTAAAACCAAATACTCCTGGTGTAGAATTTCTGTATTGTCCGTATGGATCATAGGATGGAGCTTTGAAACCCCACCCTGTATTTGATCCTTCTCTCCTGTTAAACAAACTCATTATTACAATGCGTCTTCGTTAACAGTATCCTCCTTCAAAAATTCTAGTTTAGACTCTTCTTCAGTCATTCTAGCTTTCATCTGCTCTTTGTCAGAATCACTAAGTAGATTCATCTTCTCTGCAGCTGCAAACATTTTCTCGAACTTGTCGTATGCTTCGTTGTAGTCAGATGGTGATACACACATACCAATTGTGTCAATTGCATCGTATACAGCTCTAACTGGTGCAGGAACAAGATTCTTAGCAAGATTCTTAGCTGCAGTCTTACCAACTAGTAACTCAGCAGTCTTAATCATACCTCTACTCTCGTCAAATCCCCACACGCACATTACATTCTTAATAAGAATAGGTAAAAATGACAATGCACGGTCTGATAAACTAGCATGCATTTCATCTAATACTGTCTTAAGTTTAGCTGGGTCAAGTGTTATCGCATCGATATCAGCTTGCTCCGGCATAGTAATGTTATGATTCTGTCTAAATGTCTTACCACCTTTGTTGTAGTACTTCATCATATCTGCAGGACTCAATCTTTTTACATCGTGTGTAATTAGAAATCTATCCCAGAATGGAGAATCTTTCTCGTCATCAGGAATCTCATTACAAGTAGCAATAAAGTTATTCCACTTACACGGCAACTTCTCTTTACCGTTAAACAATACTCTCTCGTTCATAATACCTAGCAAACTATTTCTTAGTGATGCTGAGGCTTTGTCAATCTCGTTAACTACAACAACTTTTGCTCTAGTTACTGGTGAGTCTACTTTGTATTTGTTTTCTGTGGTCAATGCTTCAAGGTCTACATTACCTTTAATAGCATTACTTTTTGTACCTTCGTCTGTTTCTAGAAGAAACAAATCTTCTCCTTTAAGTTTACCTAAAGATGCTTTTGCAAAATCAACTACAGCAGCAGTCTTAGCAACACCTGGAGGTCCTATCAATAATATTGGCGTTTTAATCGCCTCGCCTAGAGCCATTACTTTGAATGTTTCTAGCTTTTTCATTAAGTTTGTGTTAATCTTTCTTGTAATCATGTGATTTTTATTTAATTGTTAATTGTTGAATTAATTGTTTTAATTTTTGTTTGCCAAATTTCTCTATATAGTCAGATGGGTCTTTCACTTGAGCTTCGTCTGGAATCTCTATTTGTGTAAAACCTGTCTGGGAAGCTAGCTTGGCTCCAGCTATCCTACCTCTATTTTTATCGCTATTGAAGTCGTTATCATACATGACATAAACTTTGTCAAATCTATTTCTAATATCGTTAACTACACTTTCTTTAGGATTAACTCCTTCGCTCTGTAATGAGCATGATGTGATAACGTTAGTTGGAAATAAACTTTTAATTACTAAAGCATCCTTACGGCTACTAGTTATTATTAACATGCTTCCTGTATCTGGTAGCTGTGTCCACAATTCCCAGGTAGAATAATCGTTATTATTAATCCATTTACTCTCTGCGTCATAAGGACGATAGATTTTAAATGTCTGAATATTATCTTTTTGTTCTACAAATGCATAAGCATGGTCATTAGTTTTAGTACAGTATCCATTAATAAAGAAATGCGATATTGGGTATATATTACAATACTCCAGTTGTTCTTTTGTCAATCCATATTTTCCATTCCAATACTCTCTATCCTTTACAGACCAGTTTCTTGTCGTAACACTTATTCTAAGTCTACCCTTGTTGAGGGTCTTGCTTTTAGATTTAGTGTATGTCAAATTTACTGGACGGGAATGAATAGAATTAGGAATCTCAAATTGTGTAAGATGAAAGTCAGCGGCAACCTTATTGATTGCTTCGACTTTGCTTTTTAAATTAAAGAGTCTCATAACAAATACAAAGCAGTTACCTACTTCTCCTGTTGCAAAATCTTTGTATAATACACAATTGTGTTCCCTACTATGAAACAGACTGAATGATGGCGACACATCCTCACGAAGAGGACTACTTATCGGCTTAGTTGGTGTAACACCACCTAAATAATAAGTAAATATATCTACTTCGCTCAAACACGATAATATCGCATCTGATGTAGGTAGATCTTTATAACTTCTACTTTTACCAAAACCCATGTTGTTTGTTTTTAAAGGTTAAAAAACCCCCACATTGCTGTGAGGGTCTATTAAATTAATTAAGCTATATATTATAGCCAGTCATCGTCAGACATTGTTACTGCGTCAGCTGCTGGTTCTGCCTGAGCAAAAGCATCGAACTGATTAGTATTGTCTGCAGAAATAGCTGTAGGTGTGATTTGATGTTCACGGATACTAAGGTCTAAAGGACCAAAGTCTACGTTACCAAATGCACCTGCATCTTGTGCTGATTTTAAATCTTTAAGGATGTATTTGAACTTATCAGCTCTAGTACCTCCAATTACATATTGACGTAATGTATGACGGTTAAATGCAGTTTGCACTAATTTACCATCTCCTTTTGTTTTAACACCTAATAATACACCAATCTTGTTGTTTGTACTATCAATTAGGCCTTTTAACAAAGAAACATCACCTTCAAAGATTTTATTCCACTCTTCTTTGTCGATACGTGCATAGCATTCTGAAACATCAGCTACTTTACTTGTATCCCAAGGAAGGTTTAATAAATTTACTAAGAAAGAAATCAATTCAACTTCTCCACGTCTTGCAACTTTTACACCATCAGCGTTATACCACTGCATGTTGTCTGGAAGAGTTTTACTTTTGATAGCTTCTTCAGTCAACCAAGTGTCTTTACCAAATGAGTTAATCACTTTGTATTTTCCACTCTGAGACTTGTGATGCGTATCTGCAACATAAAACTGAATTTTCTCAGTTAGTCCTTCTTCTTCGTTATGTAAATAAAAATCTAATCTAATTTGACGAGCATCTCTCTCTCCATCAGAGTCAGTTACTGTTGTTGAACCTGTATATTCAGGGTCAAAATTTAGTTCACGACCATAAATGGCTTCTAACTCTTCTTTTGTAGGGTTAATTCCTACTACTTTAAAATTGGCAGCTCCTGTGTGTAATTTTTTTACTGATCCACCTGCACTTTGTTCTTTTCCGAATGCACTCATAATTTACTATAAATATTAAAATTTGGGAGTATTTTAAGGCTACTCCCTTTACCTTTACTTAATTAAATACTAGTTCCACTCTGACTCTTCTTCCTGATAGTCAGCAGCTGCTTGTGCTTCTGCCTCATTATCAGTATCCCAGTCACTACCTGAAGTTTCTTCTACTTGAGGTGTTACAATTTCCTCTTCTACAACTTCAATTGCTTCAGGCTCTACAGATGTATCCTCATTAAGGATGTTGTCTGCAGCTTCCTGTCTAGCAATCTCTGTTGTAACAGATTCTTGTACGTCTGACATAGTATGTGAACCTTGGTTTGTCTCAATAACTGGCTCCTGTCCTACAGGCACTAAAGCATAAGCTTCAATGTCGTTGGCTGGGAAAGTATTAAGATAAAACTCAGATGCACCATTGTCTTCATCAAGACCTAAGAAAGAATAAACTTCTTTGCAGAAGAAAGATGAGGTAATTGCTTTACTTTTCTCTTTCGTTTCTTCTCCGTTTGCTACTCTATTCTTAGATGTTTTGTAAGACACTATGTTCTCTTGGTCAGCTGCAGGCACTAAGCTCTTGTTAGCAACTAATACCTGACGGTTAGTTCCTTCAACAGATGCAAATACTAATTCTTGTACTTCTCCATTGTCAAGGTTTAGCTTTTGTGCAGCCTTAGTATTAAATAATAGTCTACGGGATTTTCTAGCCCCTTTGTTACCCTCTACTGTTACAACAGCTCTATCCGGATACTTATCTCCTGATGATACTGCTGCTAATTGTTGTCCTAATCTCTTAGAACCAAAAATGATTGTCGTTTCCATTTGTGTGTGTGTATTAATGTTAAAAAATGGGAGGAATTTCACCTCCCGTATTATATTTATTCTCCTTCTTCGAATTTACGAATAGACTCAAGAACTGCTGACATATCATTTGGTATCACTTGTGAACCAAACATATCTGCAGGACTTTTTGCCATGTTAGTAGTATTGTTTTGAGTCATGAAACCATAACTGATTTCTTCACCTTTCTTCTCCACTACAGTTTCTAGTATGATACTAAACATACCTTCTGGCTTAACTACGTCTTGTACTAGTTTACCACCTGGTACACCAAATACAGTACGGTCAACACCGTTGAAACTTTTAACCTCTGTGTGAGCCATAACTATTACGTTAAGCTCTTCTCTAAGGCTGTCAATAGATTTCAATGTCTTGTAAACATTGTCACCCATCTCTGTAAACTTAGCAAAACCTACTGTCTTAGCTTTGTCCATGAACTCGCCAATCATAGCATAAGTAATAGTGTCTATTACAATTGTTTTGATATCAGCTCTATTCTTACTTACAAAAGCCATTGCAGCTCTAATCTTCTCCCAGTTTGTAGTTTTTAAATAATTACAAGTGTTAGGATTAAATTTACCTGACTCATCTGCCATAAGGTAGTTCTTCTTCCAACCTCTAAATGGAGGTGCTTTCTCGTCAGGACATATAATAAATGTCTCTTTCGGATTAAGTGTTGCTAAGGAATAGGTCTTACCTGTTCCGCTATAGCCTGTTACTAAAATTTTGTTTGCCATAATTATTCTTCTTCTTTTGTTAATTCTTCCCTTGCTTGATCCATTATTTGTGCTGCTATATCTTTGGCAACAACAAAAGCTAATTCTCTTGCTGTTAATCCATTGTATAATGCCTCGGCTAATGTAACTACAGGGTTTTTGTTTACAACGTCAATTTCAATACCGTCAAATACCTTTTCGTATTTTTCC